TTCAGATTCTCCGTAGGGGAAAGCGGCGCCTGTGTCTGTGTAATTTAGACCAATAATAACAGGATTTTCTTGACAAAACCTGTAGTTAGTTGATCCTCGGTAGAACTGAAAACACCTGATGAGTTGACTGATGTTGGACAACGCCATAGAGTAATATGGGTTTGTGGGCCAGTCAACGACAGTTGTTTTGTCAAGTCGTACTTCTTTTTTGCAAAGTTCGAGGATTGAGGTTTCAGTTTCACTTCGGACGAGGCCGTATTCACGAGCAACCAGTGCGGGGTGGATCGAAGGGAAATCGTCAGAGAAGAGTGATTTCATCGACTGTTTGGACGGAGGAACAGGGACTTCACACATTGCGGGGCGCAAGCGGAAGCCAATGAAGTCCTTAAAGTCGATGTCACCTGCTCCAGCGAAGTAAATGTTGCATGTGACTTCGGAACTACCTACCCCATCAGTAGTTCGAGGAGGATTGATAACGGAGAGCTCGAGGGAATCGAGTTCAGCATCAGCGGCCAGAGGGGTTTGGGAAGGAGGACGGAAGCCAATAACTTTCGACCACGGCTTGAGAGAGATATAAGGGAGTAAACGTTTGTAGACTGTATACCCACGAATATCTGCCACTGTTGAAACGTGGCTTTTCTCTTCCACATCAGCAGAAACTTCGTTGTAGGAGTTGTGCGTGATGCGGACGGAAGCTGTGGTGAATTGTGTGGTTACGAACTCCAACACAATTTTGAAGGAACCCCTCCAGCGCATGAAGAACTGGGAGAAATAAGCGCAGTGGCCTGGATAATAATTTCCGGGACCAGGGGCAGTTTCTCCATAACAGAGGGTCGGCGTGAGAGGAATGACTTGGAGGACATAACCTTGGACGCTGGTGGAGTCGAAAGTGAACTTTCCGATAAATGCGCCTTTTTGGGCTAAGGTGCGGATGTCCCAGTCAGACCGGAATCCACAGGAAGTTGTGGCAGCCAAGATTGAATCTTGGTGCGTGCCAAACCTCTCGTGAATCGTGAGGCCTGAGCCTTGGGCCATCCCCCTTCTTTGTCCTCGAGTGACGAAGGTGGGAGCTGCAACACTGTTAGGCTTGGAGAGACCAATCGCGCGGAAAACGGGGGAGAGCTTGCCTGCAAGGGCAGCAAAGGGAGCGATTTCGGCGAGAGGTGTAACTGCAAGTACGGGGGCGAGGGAACCGACGGTGGAGAGAATGGTGGAAATGATTCCAGACCTGGACTTCTCTTCGCCTTCTTTGGCAGGAGTGGAGCCTTTCGAAGATTGTTTCGTTGGGGGAGTAAGATCGTTGATCCTCTTGAGGTGGCCTTTTGCTTTGCGATTGCGGATGCGATCGACGAGCCTGGAGATGAGTGACATAGGAGCGTCAGTCTCACCAAGGGCTGCGAGTTTCGTATCCTCAAATGAGGCATAAACAGAGACCTGAACGGGAGAGGGATCAGCGGCATTACCGGCTTGCTTGAGGGGAGTCATCACATAGAAAAACAAGGTACCGATTGTAAAATCGGAACCAATGTAATCAAAGGTAGTGAGAGGGACTCGGCTCAGAAGCATTTCGAAACTTTCGATAGCTCCAGGGACTAATGCTTGGTTGTCCTCGTGGGAGAACGAGCGGAGGGATCCGCCAAAGTTGTTGTAACCGGCACCGGCTTGGGCCACTCTAGGAATAAAGTGGGCAACAAGTTTTCCTGAAAGGAAAGGGGTACCAGTCATTTTGACTTTAAGGCGGACGTTGGAGGCCTGCATTCGAACTTCGGATAGTTTTGCAACTACGTTGGGCTTTAAGAACAGAGCTTTGGGAAACTCAATGTTCAAAATGTTGGAACCCATAATATGTGCAGAGGTCCATTCGAAGGAGTCGATGAGGTATTCGTATTCCACGGGGGCAGGGACGGGGACGTTATATCCGGCGTCCGCGGAGGCGAAGGGATTTGGTGTCGTGTGCGGAGGAGCAACTTCGACAGGGACAATGTCTGCATGCTGCGTGATCGCAGTTGAGGATAGTTCAGACAGGGATTCGTTGATTGTTGGGGTATGATCGGTTTCGGATGCTATTGAATCTGATAGCGTGGGGTAGGCCAGCGAGCCATCCCACGAGCAAACTTCATTTTGGCAGTTGGTATTCCAGACTGCTATTAAAGTCACATAATCTAGCGTTACACTCAAGAGAAATTTTTGGTTTCTGAAGTTGGGGAACTTGAGCGCAGGATCTAGCAATGTATGACTGTGGTTTTCTAACTGAAAACGCCAAGAGGGTTTGGTGGGTTGTCCTTCCCAGAGGTTGAGGTACGTCTCAACTACGGGTGTTAATGTGTTTTCCTTCACATATGCGCTAGGACCAGCGCAGGGACTCGACGTAAGCGGAAACGTCACTCGAGAAGGGCGTTGTGCCACGAAACATTGTTCGATAATGTTGGTAGCTGTGGGCCCTCCAGGGAAGGTTAGCAAGGACTGCTGCCTTCTTGAGATCAGCTTCGAGCTCATCGAATTTGGCCCTGGGGTGGTGCGCGGCCTCCATGAGAGCGGAGGCGATGTTGTGCGAAGATATTTTGGGGTTTTCTGAGGGGTCAGTAACCCACAAGCACATGTCAGTGATGACGTTCCATTCAAGGGGGGCATAAACGAAACCGCCATCATAGACAAACTTCCTTTTGATCAAGGAAGCATCTTCTTTCAAGACTTCAGTTTTGAGGGTGGTGTCAGTCTTGTTAGCACCTGGTGGGGTAAGTTCGATATTGAACAGTTTCTTCCAGAGATAAGTTGCGGAAGCCATGTTGAAAAATGGGAAAACTTCATCAGAGACGAATGACAAGGCGTCATCGCCGTGATAAGCTGCTTCAACATTGGCTTGATATGCGGTAAGCAAATCGGTGGAGGGGAAGTGTGCTTCAATCGCTGCGACAGCGAATACGACCTTCCATCTTATTTCGTTAATAAGGCAATTGAGGAGTGTGGTCCAGAAATTGCCGCTCTTGACTTGTTGAGGAGTAAAGTACAAGGTGTTAACGACCAAGACGAATGATTGCATTGCGCCGAAGCCAGCCTTTCGAAGGTGTTTATACAGGGAGGGTCCTGAAATAACACCGGAACGGTTGTTGATGTGAAGGTTTTGAAGGTATCGGATAATCTGTTCAATGACAAACTCTGGGAGGACGAACTCTTGCGAGTTGTCCCAGCGCTTAGCGTCAGTCTCAAGGCCATGTCGATGGCGGGAGAGTCGGCGGAAGAGCATACCCCATTCTTGTGAATGTGGGTTCATACCAATGGTCCATTGGTGTGAAGGTTGGGAAGCGAAGGCTGCGAGGAGATCGTAGTACAGCATTTGGCCGTAGACTTGGAAATCAACTGGACCGCAGAATATGCTTCTTGTCATTGCATCCATAGTTTTCTGGACGGGTAAACGTTCGACCTTGAGAGATAGGGTATAAATAGGGTGGTATTGGCCACCTTCTTTCTCATTCTCTGCAAGGATGAAGTTCAAACGTTCGGTGAACTTAGGATGAATTTCGTCCTTTTTGTTTCCGAAGATCATTTTGCGTGTCTTCAGTTCCGGTAGGATTGTGAATGGATAACCGGGCGATGTATTTTTCCTTATAGGCTCCACATCGAGGGAGGGATGACCATAAATGATTTCTTCAGGGGGATAGAAGGTATATGTCTTTGACTTGGGAACAGGCCAAAACATATGGAGATTGTCAAAAATGGTTAGAAACTGCTGAGGAAAACAGGGTGCGATGTAGCGGAGCTTTACTGCGATGTTGTCAAGGGGAGACAACTGCGTATTCGAAGTAAA